GTAAGATAAACGTAAGAAGTCCGTATTACATATATGATTCAGTCGCTGGTTTAACAAGCGATAAAATAGATATATTTATATATACAGGAACACAGATAACAGATAGACCATCAACTCCTACATATCAATTAACTAGTAATGCAATTGATGATAAGGTTACTTTTGAGATAAGTGAATTAATTAAAGATTATTTTACTAACTACTTTGATGGTGATTACGCAAGTGATTTCTTCTGGGTAGATTATGAAATATACAGAAGTATTAATGGAGGCTCTTATGCTAATCAAGGTGTAGTACTTAGAAAAGGTTTCTATGGATATGGCTATTATGAAGAGGGTGTACAAAATCAATCTACTTCTATAAATAATCAAGGTCTGTTACAATCAAATACTACAATAGTAAAGCTTGACGATGCACCAGCCACCATACCAGTAGATACATCAATAACAAGCCAAGTAACATACGAACTAAACGGACAACAAGTATATACTAAAGCTATAAGTTCAAGCACAAATAGTAATGCACAAATAGAATACGTTACAAGTGGTATAAATGGCTCTGATGAATTTGAGGATAGAGTAATACAAGATAGCGGTATATTTGAAGGCAGTACTTGTTTAACACAATTTGCCAATGAATTTACACTATTTGACTTTGACACCATATACGTTGATACTACAAACGGTGTTACAAAACTAACAGTAGACAACATAACCGAATGTAAATACAACCCTTATAAAGTAACTTTTATAAATAAGTTTGGAGCATTGCAAGACATTTGGTTTTTTAAACGCACCAACGAAGTGCTAACAACTACAAAACAAGAATACAAAAGTAATATTGTTGCAAACGGTACATACAACATAAGCCGACACCAAAACAAAGTATTAACTAAAAACGGTAAAGAAAAGCTAACCTTAAATACTGGTTACTATCCGCAACAATACAACGAAGTATTTAAACAAATGCAATTAAGCGAAGATTGTTGGATAGAAATAAACAGCCAAACATTACCAATAAATATAACAGCAACTAGTTTAAATTACAAAACACACTTAAACGACAAACTAATAAACTACACAATAGAAGTTGATTTTGCTTTTGACACTATTAACAACATACGATAGATGCAGATAATAGAACTATACATATTAGACACTAGGGTAGATTTATTTAAAGATGAAAGTATATCCATTACCGATAGCATACAAAACGTTAAAGATATTAGTAAAATATTTACACCGTTTAGCCAACAGTTTAAATTACCAGCTTCAAAAACAAATAATAAGTTATTTAAGCATTATTATAATTTTGAAATAGATGGAACATTCGATGCAAGGTACAAAGCAAATGCAGAAATAAAACTAAATGGTGTTACTTACAAAAAAGGTAAAATACGTTTAAACAGCGTAGATTTAAAAGATAATGCACCTTATTCTTATGGTATAATATTTTTTGGTGACACAATTGAACTTAAAGAATTATTAGCAGAAGATTTGTTAAGCGACTTAACCTATGATGATGCAATGAGTTTTACTTACAACAACACCGAAATTTACAATAGGTTTACAACCTTAAATGGTGATGTAGTTGTGCCTTTAATTACGCATAGCGCTAGATTTCAAATGCACAGTAATGGTACTTACGAAGATTTAAATAACAACAAACTAACTTATTTAGATTTAAAACCAGCTGTAAAAGTTAAAAAGGTTATAGAGGCAATAGAAACAACGTATCCAGAAATTGAATTTAGTAGTAACTTTTTTAATAGCGCTGATTTTAATAACATTTATTTATGGCTACACAGAAACAAAGGTTACATAACAAACGCAACAGAAGGAGGAAGTATATTTACAATTACTAATAGATTACACTTAACAACTACGCCATCACCTACTTGGAGTTTGTTAAATGGTACAGAACAAAGACCATTAATAGGTGGTAATAATATTGGTGGTGGTACAAGTACTGCTGTTGAACAACGTTATCTTTTTCAATACACATTAACCACAACAAGTACCGATCCTTATACCGTTGTTGCTGGAGATTCTGGTCAATACATAAACGAAGAACTAGAAAACACACAATCTTTTTCTGCTACATTTACTATTAGTGTAGGTAACATTTTTGGGTTTACGCCAAACCCTTTAAATATACCGTTTACTGTTTCAAGTACTAATACGTTTACAATAGTACAAAGCTTAACAGTATCGCTTCAGGAAAGAGATGGTTTTTGGGCTGGAACACCTTGGACAACTGTATCAAGTGGTGTTTATGAAGCAAATACTAATGATATTACAAATACATTTAGAGTTGGCGATAATATGCCTAAAATGAAAGTGTTTGACTTTTTAATCAACTTATTTAAAACATTTAACTTAACAGTATATAAACAAGATGGCGTATTACAAGTAGAAACATTAAACGATTTTTACAACTCTGGCATAAGGTACGATATAACCAAATACGTGGATATGTCGAAAAGCACAATAAGTAAGTTGCTTCAGTATAAAAATATAGTTTTTAAATACAAAAGTAAAAAAACACAATTAGTACAATTTTCAGAGGAAATACAAGGTTACCCATTTTCAGAAGAAAGTTATGGAAACGATCAATGGGATGGCGGTGATTATAAAGTAGAAGTTGATTTTGAGAAAATGATGTATGAAAGGTTATATTTAAATCCACCAAACGGAACAACTTTAACTAATGTTTGTCAAGGATCAATGCTTGATAAAGATAACAATCCAACAATAGGCAAACCTTTATTATTATATATTAAAAATACTAATGATCCAGATGGTAGAATTGTTTGGCATAATCCACAACCAGGAGGAGGTAATACAACTTTAACTAATTATAAAAGACCATCACAAATATTTGGCAACAACGCAAATGATATAGCATTAAACTTTGGTATTGAGCAAGATGAATTTTTTCACGAAATAGTAGGCCAAAATTTATTTAGTAAATATTATTTGGATTACGTTCAAAGTATTTTTGATGTAAAAGGCAGAAAGTTAAAAGTAAGTGCTTATTTACCATTACATATAATACTTAAATATAAGTTAAACGATAGGTTTATAATATCTGGCAGAAGTTACAGAATAAATAGTATTAAAACAAACTTACTAACCAACAAAAGTGATTTAGAATTAATTAACGACATTTTAAGTGTAAGCGAATTAGAAAGCGGTACAAACCCTAATGCACCAAGATTAGCAGCACCAACAGTAGATGCTGTAAGCACTACATTTATAACATTAAGTTGGACTGCAATAACTGGTGTAGTAGGTTATAAGCTTTACCTTGATGATGCCTACATTACAACAATAACTGGCACAACACATAAGTTTAGCCCTTTATTAAGCGGTATTACTTACAAGTTAGGTGTTCAGGCAAGTTACACAAACTTTGATGCCGTAATTACAAACACATTTGAAACAACACTATGATAAAACTAATATTTGATTGTTTGCAATATGCAAATAACGAAACAGAAAACATACGCATAGCAAAAGGAAAGTACAAATTACCAACAACACTAAAAGAGGGTTTAAAAGCAATTAAACAAGAATTAAAATGGCAATAGAAAAAACAGTTGAAATAAATGTAGATAGTAAACAAGCACAAAAAAACCTTGAAGCTATTAACAAAACAATTAACGAACAAAGAGAAATACTTGTTCTATTAGAAGAAGAATACTTAAAAGCCAAACAAGCTCTTGATCAATACAATGCTTCTGGTAAAATAAACCTAGCGCAAGAACAAGCCCTTAAAAAGCAATTAAACGAACGTAAAGACGCACTAACCGACCAACGTTTAGGGTTAAAAAAATTAGCAGTACAACAAAGGGCAGCAAACCAAACTGTAAAAGATTTTGCTAAAGGCCAAAAAGAAAACACAAACATAATACGTGGTATTGATAAACTTACTGGTGGGTATGCTACAAAGCTAGTTAAATTAAAAAAAGGTTTTGTTTCAGGTTTTGGTGCTGTTAAAAACTTTGTAAAAGGTTTAAGCGGTGTTAAAAAAGCATTAATAGCTACTGGTGTAGGCGCTTTAGTTATAGGGTTAGCAACTGTTATAGCTTACTGGGATGAAATTACAGCATTGTTCGACAATGGCTCTAAAGCATTACAAAAACAAGCCGATGAACATAGAAAAAATGTTAGCCTTGCCGATGATGAACTTGCCTTACTTGAACAACAAGAAAAAATACTAACACTACAAGGGCAAAGTACAGAAGACATTGTAGCAGAAAAAAAGAAAGTTTTATTACTTCAACAAGAAGAAAACACACTTTTACTTGAAAATTTAAAAACGCAATTACAAAAGCAAAAAGCACAAATAAAAGAAGTTACATTTTTAGAAAAAATAAAAATTGCTGCTTTAAATGCTGCTGGTGCTTACGGAGCTGCTGCCGAAGCAACTGCACAATCGCTTGCTGGTACTGAAGAAGAACTAGAAAGGTTAAATGAAATTGAAGAAGAAATACAACAAACAAAATTAAAAAGTGGTAAAATAGATATTGCTTTAGCACAAATAGATAAAAACAAAAAAGACGCACGAGATAAAGATGCTAAAGACCGTAAAGATAAAAACGATAAAGAATTAAAAGAAATTGAGCGTCAAAATAAAGAAAAGCTAAAATTAGAAGAACAATATCAAAAAAGATTAGCCAATTTAAAAGACAGAATACGTACCGCATTAGCCGTTACTGATGAACAAGAACGTGAACTACAACGACAAAAATTAAAAGAAGAACACGCCGCTTTAATGGCTGAAGCCTTAGCAAACGGTTTATTAAGTCAAGATTTAATAAAAGCACTAAAAGAAAGAGAAAGAGAACTAGAAGAACAATTTAAACAAGAAGATGATGAAGCTGCTAAAAAAGTTAAAGAACAACAAATTAAAGCAGACGAAGATGAAGCTGATAGAATAAAAGAACAAGAAGAATTTAAAGAAAAACAATACAGAAAAGGTTACAACGATTTACAAAACATTGTAAGTATGGGCGGTAAAAAAATGGCTAAGGTTGGTAAAGCTTTAGCAATTGCCGATGTTGCAAGAACATCTTTTAAATCGGTATCGGAAACTGTTTCTTCTACTGCTGCTGCAAATGCTAAGGCTGTTGCTGCTAGTCCATTAACTGGTGGTATGCCTTTTGTTGCTATAAATACAGCAAAAGCTGCTTTATCAATAGGTTCAACGGTTGCAAGTGCTGCTAAAAGTATTCAAAACATTAAGGGTGATTCAAAATCAGTTGCAGGAGGTGCTGCGCCTGATGCTGGTGGTGGCGGTGGTGCTGTACCAGTTGCTCCAACTTTTAACGTTGTTGGTGCTACTACTACAAGCCAATTAGCTGAAGCCGTAGCCGCACAAGAACAACAACCAATTCAGGCTTACGTAGTTGCTAACGATGTAACAACAGCACAAAGCTTACAAAACAATATTGTAGAGGGTGCAGTATTAGGTGCAGATTAACAAAAAAAAATAAAAACATTTATATATAAATATGAGGATAGTAGAATTAATATTAGATGATGAACAAGAAATTGGCATTGAAGCCATAAGCGTTGTTGAATCACCAGCAATAGAAGAAGATTTCATTGCACTTAAAACACAAGAATTTAAACTAGCCGAAGTTGATAAAGAAAAACGCATTTTAATGGGCGCTTTATTAATACCAAACAAGCCTATATACAGACGCAACGGCGAAGATGAATATTATATATACTTTTCAAAAGATACGGTATTAAAAGCCAGCCAATTGTATTTAACGCAAGGCAATCAAAACAACGCCACACTAGAGCACCAATATCAAATAAACGGACTTAGTTTAGTAGAAAGCTGGATAGTAGAAGATAAAGTACACGACAAGTCTGTTAAGTATGGTATGGATTTACCGCTTGGTACTTGGGTAGGTAGTGTTAAGGTAAACAACGACCAAATATGGAACGAGTTTGTTAAAACTGGTAAAGTAAAAGGTTTTAGCATTGAAGGCTATTTTGCAGATAAAATGGAACGCCCAAAAGAACCAATAAAAGATTTTGAAAACGACCAACAACTTGCAGAAATACAACAACAAGAAGCCGAATACTTACTAGGCCAAATAAAAGAAATTATTTTAAACGACGAACTAGAACTTGAAACTTACAGCGATTACCCAAAAGCAGTAAGTAACAATGCAAAACGTGGTTTAGAACTTAACAAAAAAGTTAATAACAAGTGTGCCACACAAGTAGGAAAAGTTCGTGCGCAACAATTAGCACAAGGTAAACCAGTCAGTAAACAAACAATAAAAAGAATGTTTAGTTATCTGTCACGAGCTGAGGAATACTACGATGAAGGCAACACAAAGGCTTGCGGTACTATATCTTATTTATTATGGGGTGGTAAAGCTGCAAAGCGTTGGGCAGAAAGTAAATTAAAAGAATTGGAATTAAAATCACCTTGTTGGGATGGGTACGAACAAATAGGCACAAAAATTGTAGACGGTAAAACTGTTCCTAATTGTGTTAAAATAAAATAAATGAAATTTTTTAAAAAACTATTTACACCAAGTAAAACAAGCCCAAAGGGTGGCCGCCGAGCGTGTTTATGCGAAGACAATACATACAAGATAAAATGTTGCGATGGAAGCATAAGAGCGCAAGGAATTGGAAAAACAACAGCTTGAAAATGCAAAATTATTTTTTAACCATTATATATTAATATGAACACGAATGATATGATTAGTAAAATCAAAGAAGTTCTAAACTTATCCGAAGAAGTTAAGTTAGAACAATTAAAGCTTGAAAACGGTACTGTTCTTGAAGCAGATGAATTTAAAGCTGGTGCAGAAATTTTTATTCTTACAGAAGATGAAAAAGTTGCTGTTCCTGTTGGAGAATACGAACTTGAAGATGGCCGCATTTTATCCATTAAAGAAGAAGGTGTTATTTCTGAATTAAAAGAAGAAAAAGAAGAAGAAGCATCTTACGAAGAAAAGGAAGAAAAGGAAGAAGAAAAAGAAGAAATGGGTTACGCTACCAAAGAGGAACTAGCAGAAGTAAAACAAATGATTGAAGAAATTAAAGCTATGCTTGAGCCTAAAGAGGAAGAGGAAAAAGAAGAAATGAGTGAAGAACTAAGCGCTGATGAATTAGGAAACCTTATGACTGAAGAACTATGCAAACACGACAAAGTTGAGTTAAGCGAAGTTCCACAAGAAGTTCAAGAAGAACTAAACCAACCAGCTGCTGAGCCAATTAAGGCAAACCCAGAAGTAAAACAAAACCTATCTAAATTCAATATTGCTGAAAACAGACGTATGAGTACACTAGATAGAGTAATGGCAAAACTAAATAATTAATATAAACAACTAAAATTAAATTAAAATGAGTGTATCAATTACATCAACTTATGCTGGAGAATTTAGTGGCAAGTATATAGCTGCTGCTTTATTATCTGCTGACACATTAGACAAAGGCAACGTAACAATTATGCCTAACGTTAAGTTTAAGTCTGTTATTAAAAAGGCTTCAACTGACGACATCGTTAAAGATGCTGAATGTAACTTTAACCCAAATGCTGGTACTTTAACTCTTACAGAGAAAATCCTTCAACCAGAAGAATTTCAAGTAAACCTTGATATTTGTAAAAAAGACCTACACGATGATTGGGAAGCTGCTCAAATGGGATATTCTGCATTTGATAACCTACCAGCAAACTTTTCTGATTTTGTATTGGCTCACGTTGCTAGTAAAGTAGCTGACCGTACTGAGAAAAACATCTGGAGTGGTTCAACTGGAACATCAGGACAATTTGATGGTTTTGCTACATTGTTAGTTGCTGATGGCGATTTACCAGCTGCACAAGACATTACTGGTACTGCTGTAACTGCTGCAAACGTAGTTGCTGAATTAGGTGCTGTTGTAGATGCAATACCAACTTCTGTTTACGGAAGCGAAGATTTAGCATTATATTGTGCTTCTAACGTAATTCGTGCTTATACTCGTGCGTTAGGTGGATTTGGATCAAACGGACAAGGTGCTGCTGGTTTTGAAAGCAAAGGTAACAACCAAGTATTAGGTAACCTTTTCTTTGATGGAATTCCATTAATTCCTTGTAGAGGTGCTGCTGACGATATGGTTATTGCTGCTGAAAAAAGCAACTTATTCTTCGGAACTGGTATCTTAAACGATATGAACGAAGTACGAGTTATTGATATGGCTGAAACAGACGGAAGCCAGAATGTTCGTGTAGTAATGAGATTTACAGCTGGCGTACAATACGCAATTGTAGAAGACATTGTTTACAGAACTGCATAATAAAAATTAATTAACTAACGTAATAAAGGGTGGGTAAAATAACCTACCCTTTTTTATTAAAAAACACATAAATCGATGGCTTGCTTATTAACATCTGGTCGTAAAGTGCCTTGCAAAAGTGCAGTAGGTGGTATAAAAACTATTTACTTTGCTGATTTTGGTACTTTAGGCGACGCAACAATTGCCTCTGGCGAAATTACTGCTTTTTCTGGATCACCAAGTTGGTTCCAGTTCGACGTTAAAGGGAACAGCTCAATGGAAACTGCTATTACATCAAGCAGAGAAAATGGAACTACCTTTTACGATACAACCTTGAATATGACTTTAACTTTTCAAGATAAAGCTACACAAGAAGAATTAAAATTAATTGCACACGCTAGGCCTCACGTTTGTGTTGAAGATTACAACGGAAATTATTTTGTTGTTGGTCTTGAGCACGGAGGGGAAGTCAATGGCGGTACAATTGCAACTGGTGCTGCAATGGGTGACCTAACTGGTTATACATTAACAATAAACGCACAAGAAACTGCACCGCCTTACTTTGTAACTGGTTCAGTTATTACTGCTGATGCTTCTAGTACACAAATTGATCCAACTGCTTAATTAAGCTAAAGGGTTTTAAAATTAAGGGTTATCTTTACGGATAGCCCTTTTTTTATGCACATACAATACAAAATAAATTGTTTTTGTTTATATATTAATATGCAACTTATACAAACTAACGGCAATAAAACTTTTAATATAATCCCAAGGGAATTTACTATTGGAAGTTTAACTGTTACCCTAACAAGCGAAAGTACAAATACGCCTATTGTTGTTAATAGTACATCAAGCGTGAATGGTAATTATTTGCAATTTGCATCTGTTTTTGGTACACTATCAGAAGGCCAGTTTTACATATTAGAAGTTAGCAACGGTACGCAAGTAATTTACAAAGACAAAGTATTTTGCACCGATCAAACAATAAACCAAAGTTCTAATGACTATTACAGCATTAATAAAAACCAATATACAAGCGAAGATAGTTACGACAACGAATATATTATAATATGAACGATTTAAGAATAGTAAATTTAAGCACTTATACAACCCCTGATATTGTTGAAAAATCAAACAAAGATTGGGTAGCTTACGGTTCTGATAATAATTATTTTCAATACTTAATTGACAGGTATAACGGTAGCCCAACAAACAATGCAATTATAAACGCAATAAGCGAAATGATTTACGGTCGTGGGTTGGATGCTTTAAATTCAAGCAAAAAACCAGAGCAATATGCTAAAATGGTTTCTTTGTTTCATAAGGATTGTGTACGTAAGTTATGCTACGACCTTAAACTTATGGGTCAATGTTCTATGCAAGTAATATACAGCAAAGACAGAAAGAGTGTTGCACAAGTAGAACACATACCAGTAGAAAACCTAAGAGCTGAAAAATGCAACAAAAAAGGTGAAATAGAAGCTTATTTTTATTCCGACGATTGGAGTAAAGTAAAAACCGTTGACCAATTAAAAAGAATACCAGTTTTTGGTTATAGCAAAGAAAGCATTGAAATAGTTTACGTAAAACCTTACAGAGCTGGTTACAAGTATTATAGTTCGCCTGATTATGCTGGTGGCTTACAATACGCAGAGTTAGAACAAGAAATTAGTAACTATCATTTAAACAATATCCTTAATGGATTGGCTCCGTCAATGCTCATAAATTTTAACAACGGAACTCCAAATGCTGAAGAACGCCAAATGCTTGAAAATAGAATATATCAAAAATTTAGCGGAAGCAGCAATGCTGGTAAGTTTATACTTGCCTTTAACGACAATCCAGAAAGCGCAGCAACAATAGAACCAATACAATTAAGCGACGCACACAACCAATATCAGTTCTTAAGCGACGAAAGTTCTAAAAAGGTAATGGTTTCGCATCGTGTGGTAAGCCCTATGCTAATGGGTATAAAAGATAACAGCGGTTTAGGTAACAATGCAGATGAATTAAAAACAGCTAGTACATTAATGGATAACACCGTTATAAGACCATTTCAAACACTTTTAATAGATGCCTTTGATAGCATACTAGCTTACAATAATATTAGCTTAAAACTATACTTTAAGACCTTACAACCACTAGAGTTTACAGACCTTGAAAACGTAGAGGACGAAGAAACAAAAGAAGAAGAAACTGGTGTAAAATTAAGTAAGGAATTTAAAGAAAAAATACGTAAAAAGTTAAATGAAATTGGTCAAGATGAAAAGGAATTACTAGACCAATACGATTTAGTACACCAAGCAGAGGTTGATTACGACCTTGAAGATGAGCTTGATGAAATTGTTGCTGAATTAAACAAACCAAAAAAAGATACATTACTTTCTAAAATTTTAAAATTTGCTAAAGTAGGTAAAGCAACACCATACAAAGAAAGTGAACAAGATGGGACTTCTAAAAAAGAAGAAGGAACAGAATTTTTAGTTCGTTATATGTACACACAAGCACCTACAAGGGAAAAACCATTAAAAACAGATAAAACACGTGATTTCTGCGATGAAATGATTAGTGCTAATAAAGTTTTTAGAAAAGAAGATATACTTGCCTTTAACAGCCAAGAATTGAATCCTGGATTTGGTGGCGGCGATAAAGAATATTCTATTTGGCTTTACAAGGGCGGTCCAAGATGCAACCACCGCTGGACTCGTAAGCTTTACGCTAAAAAAGGTGGGCGCAGTTTAGGCCAAGCAATAAGTACAACACAAGCTATTAAACGTGGTTTTAGGCCAGCAGCAAATGAAAAAGAAGTATCTGTTGCTCCACGTAATATGGAGTATGCTGGTTACACAAAAGAATATTGGGATAAAATGGGATTTGAAAACTAAAATATGGCAACAGCATTATTTATAACAAGAACAGATTTAATACGCAACTCAATCCTTGATGGGAATATCGATACAGACAAGTTTATACAATTTGTAAAGATATCTCAGGAGATTGAAGTTCAAAATTTGCTAGGTACAGACTTATACAACAAAATAAGTGCAGATATTATAGCTGGTACTTTAGGCGGTAATTATTTAACTTTAGTTAATGAATACGTACAACCAATCTTAATTTGGTTTGCTCAGGTTAATTATATTCCGTTCGCTGCTTATACTATTGCCAAAGGTGGCGTTTATAAGCATCAATCAGAAAATTCACAAACAGTTGATAAAACAGAAGTTGATTACCTAGTTGCAAAGGCTAGAGAGTATGCTAATTACTATTCAACACGAATGGTTGATTACTTATGTTTTAATCAATCGTTATTTCCAGAATATACAAGCAACACAAATGAAGATATTAGTCCAGACAATGACACAACGTTTAAAGGTTGGGTATTGTGAAATATAAACCAAAACAAAAAAACATTAAGCTTTTAAGTAAGTTTTTAATAAATAATAAAAAATGGCAATTAACGAAAAAGGGTACGGTTCAATATACACAACAACTTGGTGGGGAGAAGGAAGTGCATTAGCAAATCCTATTGATTGGGGAGATGGTGTATTTTATATATATGATGTTGCTTTTGTAAGAGAAAGAGCAGAACAAAACGGAGGCTATATAGAGTCTTTTGAATGTGTAAGTCAAAAATTAAGAACATTTCCAAGTCAAGATGTTGGTAGGTTATTATTTGAGGCTTATGATGCAAGATGTGAAGCAGATGGAGGAGATGCAGAAGCAAGAACGTGTACTATTAACGAATTAAACAATTTACTATGAGTTTATATGATGATGCAAGTTTAGTAATGATACCATCAGCTATTGAAGATGGTAAGTTGTATAGTGTAAAACCAAAGCCAATTCCTATTTCTGGGGAACTGATTACAAATGGCACGTTTGACACAGATTTAAGTGGTTGGCAAACAGATGGTGTTAATGCAACAAATACAATAACTTGGGAGCCTAATGGAGCAAGATTTGTGTGTGTTGATAAAAACATAGGTTTAGCACAATCAAACGTACTTACTATTGGTAGAACTTATAAGCTAACTTGTGATGTAGCTATTACAACTGGTAAGATAGGGTTAGATGGGGCAACTTCGGGTGTAACAACAGATTTGGTTGAAGGCTTTAATGAAATTATGTTTACAGCTATATCAACTACTTTTAAAATAAAAAGAATTTTACAACCTAGTAATTGCTTTTTAGACAACGTATCTGTTGTTGAAGTTGATAAATTATCTGCTGATTTTACTTTTAACAGAGGCTCTAATTTAGCTGCAACACGAGTTAATAAAAGCGGACTAATTGAAAAAGGTAGAGAGAATCTTTTGTTGCAGTCTAATCAGTTTGACACAACTTGGAGTACTCCAGCTGGTGGTATTTCTACATCAACAAGCGGACAAACAGGTTATGATGGTAGTTCAGATGCTTGGCTTTTATCTAAAACTGCGAGTGGTAATTCAAGGTTAATACAAACAATAAACAGTTCTGGACTTACAACTTTTAGCCTTTATGCTAAAGAAGGTACTTTAAAAATGGTAAGACTTTTAGGTTTAGGTGGAGGAAACCCAGAAGCACATTTTAATTTAAACACAGGTAACATTGATGTTGTAGATTCTGATGTCATAGCAAGTAATATACAAAGTGTTGGAAGTGGTTGGTATAGATGTTCAATATCTTTTGATGATACAATAACAGAATTTCGTATTTACCCATTAGAAGCACAAGGAGATACTACGACTCTTGGAAACGTCTACATCCAAGATGCCCAAGTAGAAAAAGGTCAAGTAGCTACTGACTATATTGAAAGTGGTGCTACAACTGGTAAAGCGGGTATATTAGAAGATTTACCAAGATTAGATTATAGCGGTGGTGCAAGTTGCCCTTCGCTTTTACTTGAACCTACTCGGACAAACCTTATTAATCAATCTGAATATTTTGATAGTAATTGGTCAAAACTTGGCGGCATTTCTGTTACAACTAATGATGCTATTAGTCCAAGTGGATTTACTGATGCGACAAAACTTGAATTAACTGCTACTGATGGCAAAATACAATATCAAACAACTGGATTAACTGGAACGCATACATTTAGTGTGTTTGCTAAAAAAGGAAATCATAATATTGCATATATATTTATTGCAAGACCAAGTGATAATATAACAAGGTGGATAAATTTAGATGATGGCTCTATTACAAGTGGAAGTGGTACTGCCGAAGTTAGTACTGAAGATTATGGTAATGGTTGGTATAGAATTATTTATACTTTTGAAGCAAATTCGAGTTATACAAATTTAACAATAGAAGTAGCAGATAGTGGTTTATCAAGTGGTACAATAGGCGATAATATATATATATACGCAACGCAGTTTGAACAAGGAAATTATAGCACAAGTTACATACCTTGTTACGGATCAAGTGTAACGAGGAATAGAGATTCATTTGGACAAATTGATTTTATAGACCAAATA